AAAGGACCACCCATTGGATCAATTCTTCCTAATCTCCCTGTAGCTAATTTATGTTGGTACTCTTGAAAATCACTTACTTTAGATCGATCTGGACCTCTACTTACTATGTTTCTTACTTCTTGAGGAGTAGGAGCTCTTCTATTTTGAGTTCTTGCTACACTAGCTTGTTCTCTTCTGTCATCACCTCCACTAGATCTACTGGCTCCTGTAGTGCTTGTTCCTGGAGATATATTATCTCCAGCAGCTAAACCAGCTGAAAAAAATCCAGTTCTTCCACCTTCTTTTAATAATTGTTTTGCTTGCTGTGCTCTAGTTATTGCCATCGTTCTATTCTATTTTGTTTTACTAAATAAATCAAGACTTGGCATCACGACATTTACGTCTTGAGCCATATCCTCTTCCTTATAACCTTTGGATTCCCAGTCTTTTCTTTCCTTAAAAAGCTCTCCAGTTTCCTTGTGTCTGTATGTTGTTTCTACTTTTGTTGGTTTTATTTCTATCATTATGTTGTTACCTCTCTTGGCTGTATTTCTAATATAGAGGCTATGACGTGCAGCTCATTCGCGTCAGCAGCTTGTACTTTAAGAACCTCACTTTCTTCCATTACAAGAGGATTAGTTAAAAGTTCTGTTGTTGCTTTAGAAGCTATTGCTTTATCTTTAAACAGATTAAAAATAGCGCCACTAGCATTGACTAAAGTTATTGTTATAGTAGTCCCTGATCCAGCATCCTCGGATACTAATAATGATTTTATAATTGATGATTTGAAACTAGGCACTGTATACAGTGTAGTTAAATCAGTTGTTGTTAAATCTACTTTTTTATTTATAAAATTATTTGCCATTAATTTAAAAAGAAGTTTTGTGCTTCTACCTCATCTTTTAATTCTTCCTGAAACGTAGTATTTAATTTTTCTACAATTGCATCAAGATCTCTAACTTGTGCCTCTGCTGTACCTAAATCATATTCAGGTGAAGGTCTTGTTAATACTTGTACTATCTTTGCCATTATCTTTTTCCGTCTGGTTGTGTATCTAATCTAAAAGTTCCTAACTTCCAGCTTTGACTTGTTGATGTATTTTCTATTTTTAAAGCTATAGCTCTTGCTCTTGCACGTGTATCTATTTTTTGTGTTGATGTTGTAATATCAAATGGTCCAAGAGATGAACTTGTAGCTGTATCATTTGGAAAATTTCTTAAATTTAATGTAATTCTTGTATCACCTGTTTGCGATATAAAGTCAGGTATAAATCTTCTTATTTTCATAATAAACTCACCATCTCCTCGAAATGTTGCAACACCAGTTGATTGTCCTGTAGCTGACGCTCTTTGCTGTGTAATATCAAAATCTCCAGATAAGATGTTAGCAGTGATTGCAGTTGTAGTTCCACCTCTTATTTGATCAGTCCCTGTTTCATGTTCATAGTAAGTTGTTTTACCTTCTGTATTCCCTACAACATCAAATGATGCATCATCACCTGCTTCGTAAAATAGAGCATGAGGTAAACCAAATACAGCAGAGTCTCTCCACATTGTTCTAGCTAAAGTTCCTACAGTCCATACAGGTCTTTGTGGTGATGAATCAAAATAATTATATGCAACCATTTTATTTACTACAGAAGAAGTTGAAGATGGATAAAACCATATAACTTCACCAAACAAATTATTTAATCCTGCTGATACCATTTGATTACCAGACTCTGAATTAATATCATCATACACAAAATCTTCTACTAAACACGGTAATGATTCTAATTTACCTGCATATCTAAAAAAACCATTTTCCGACATCCAGTATGCAGCACCATCTACTTCAACACATGCATTTTGTCCAAGAAGTCCACAGTTGGTTCCAACTTGTGCAAATGCAAATGTAAATGGTTGACCAACAAAACGTTGTGTAAATAATGCAGTGTCAGTCCAAACATAAATTGCATCACGACCTCTGATTGCTCCTCTGATCTGTGATCCGTCGGCCAGTCTTTGTGTACCAGCTGTATTGGTTGCCGTTGGTGTATAAGTATTTATATCTTCTTGGTCAGAGAATCTAATAAACATATCATCTTGTGTGGTTTTTGTTCCAATAGTTGTTTCTGTTCCAAAAAATACTAAGTGTCTATCCGGTGTAGATACAACCATATGTCTTGATGCAGTTGGTGCACCAGATATAATTGTTGCTCTATTATTTGTTGCATTTGTAGCTGCAGAGTTCCATTCAAAAACTTCTCCATTATGAATCAAACATATAGCTTTGTCTCCAAAATTATCTAATGACCACATACCTGGTTCTACAACTAAGTCACCTGATGCAGCCTCACCCCATGCAACATAATCAGTAGAGTTTGTTACAGTTGCTCCACTACTATGTGCAGCTCTTGTAGTCCCTCTTACTGCTCTTGTAATACCAGTTAAGTCATTTCCAGAAACACCTGTGTAAGATATTTCTTCTGAGCCCACTTGAATAAAATTTGTACCTGAACTTGGAAACTGTGAAGAATCAGCGACCGTAATAGAAGTTCCTGAACCACCTGTTCCAAAAGCGTTGTCACTTAAAGCACCATTTAAAGTAGTTGTAGCTGCTCCAATTTCTTCTCCACCCCAAGTTCCAAGTGACCAACCAAAACCTTTTGCTTGTACAGCTGGTCCCACAGGGTAATAATGTTGTACTCTAATACCACCTGATGTTGTTGCTCCAGACCCTGTTTCATTTGATGACATTGTAATAGTTAATGTTGTAGCTGATGGTACAGATGTAACCATAAATTTTTTATCATCAAAATCAGATGCACTAAAATTAGAATTAGTTATTGTAGAAAAATTATCTAACAATAGTATGTCTCCAGTATCAATACCATGAGAACCACTAAAAGTTAACGTAACAACTGCTGATCCGTTAGTAGTGCTAAAAGCATTAGAAAGAGTTGTTGTAGTTTTAATAGGATGTATGTCATAAAATACACCTCCAGAATAAACATACAATATTCTGTTTGTTCCAATAACAGAATATTTAATCGAAGTAGAACTAACAAAATGATGAAGTCCTCTCCCTGCTCCAGTCAAATCATTTGTACCACCTAGTTGTTTCCAACCGCCTATTTTTTCTGGTGTACCATATCTAAATCTAACATTATCACAATCAACCCACTGTCCCTCTGCTCCGGTTTCTGTGATTTGTTTATTGATACCTGGTTGAAATCCTATTTTTTGTAGCATATAGCCTCATTCTATAACATCTTTTATGTCATTAAAATACGTATAATTATATACTAGCACACCTTTTTCATCAAGCAAGACGTTAAATAATGATTATTTTCTCTGTAAAAAATTAAAGCTAATAGAGATTCTTAGATCGTTTGATTGATTAGGCTCGACAAAATGTTCTAACCAAGCAGGAAACATTATACAACGCCCAGCTACAGCCTCATAATAAAATTGTCTCCATTGATAAGATTTTAAAGGTTTATTATATTTTGGCAGTGTCATTAATGATATGGCTCTTGGATCTTTAATACCTAACTTTCCACAATTGTTTGGGGTTTTTACATAGTAAACACCAGACCATAAAGAATTAGAATGTATATGGCTTGTATTATATCCTCCTTTAGGATTAATGTTTGCCCACATATTTCCAATAAAAGGACTAGGTTCTAGTCCTTCCTCTTCAAAAATTTCATTTTGCATTTTAAATAACAAGTTAACTAATTCTTCGTATTCTGACATATTATAAATATCATTTTTAGAGTGCCAGCCATTCTTATTAGATTTTTTTATGCCTGGATCAGTTTTGGATAAATTTAATATATTTTCTTCTAAATGTTTATTAAGTTCAGGTGAACCAATATCTTTTACATATACAGGAGTAGGAAAAAAGAAATCTTTATACATTATCTAAATGAAGGACCACCAAACCAAACAACTAAAGATTTTCTATTACCGCTTTTTATAGGAGTTACACGATGTCTTAAAAAAGAAGAAAAGAAAATTGCATGTCCTTGTTTTAATTTAATACTACTTTTTTCATTTATTAACTGTAAATAACCACCTTCAAATTCAGATTCATGAGATAACAAACAGGTCATTGAAATTTTTCTAACAGGAGGTTGTTTTTCTCCTGAGAATGCAGAATCCATGTGCCAATCATAAAAACATCCTTCTGAATATTCTGTGTATTGAGCCATTTCATTTAAACAGACACCTTCATAACCAAAATGATTATTATTAACTGCATGAATATAATCTTTTAGTCTTTTATACATAGGAGTTAATTTATCAAAAGGAATCCAAGAAATATTAGAAGTTCTTATTTCTGTATTTACGGTGCCATTATCTTTAATTAATTTAGCAGTTTCTTTTTCTTGTGATCGACCTGTCTTAATAATATCTAAACATTGTTCAGGAGTAAAAACAGGATCTTCACTTTGAACTATTAAAGATTTCCATTTAGGTTCTAATTGCATATTTTTTAATAATACTTTCTGGTATTTGATCTATATAATTATTAGATTCTTTTTTAATTTCTTGTTTTAATTTATGCATATTTTTTCCCATAACACTATCATTATAAGAAACATTGTTATTCTTAAATTGTTTTATATTTTTAAAATCATGTTCATACCAATTTGTATTTAAAAATTTGTATAAATTTATAAAAACTTGTTTAGTGTTTGTTACTAAATCATCATAGTTAATGTAATAACACATATCTTTATAGTTGTAAGAATTTTCAATAGCTAAATGTTGTCTATGAATAGCTCCACCAGGTTTCATTAAATAATTTAATTTTTCCTCTAAAGTGTTACCATGTTTATTTACAAACGCAGTTGGTTCATTTGTAAACCATTTAACATAACTAGCTAAAACATTTTTTAAATCTCTTAATAAAACTATACATTTAAAATTTAATCCAAAACATTCTTTCATCATCTCCATATTACCTGTTGTCGTTACTGGTCCTCTATCAATAATAATTTTTTGTGGCCAATCACTATAGTATAGATCATAGATAGAATGTAATACATTATCGTAAGATTGATGATCTGGAAAATTTTTAAATAATTCATCTTGTTTTAAAAGATATAATCTTGCCATCATTTCTAACGTAATAGAATTACCTGTGCATCCAATATTTAAATTTTGATTTAATATTGAAGTAAGTAAAGTATTACCTGATCTTGGATAACCTATAAGAAAAAATAATTTTTTCTTATTCTGGTTTTTTTGCAAGAAACTTTGGTTTTTTTGATCCATTAGTTATTAAACCTTTTTCCCTTTTTTGTCTTTCTATAGTTTCAAATTGTCCTAATGCATTAAATACTTCAGCTTCAGAAGTTCCAGGAGTTAAACTACCTACTCTATTTTTATATACTTCATGATAACTATCTAATTGATGTGTATTAACATCTTTTGTATCAAAAGTACCATCATCAAGTTCTTTTTTTAAAGTTGACCAAAGTTTTATTTCTCTCATTCTGTCTTTTGCGGTTAACTGCATAGTTGCAATAGCAAAAACTTTTTCGTCTATATCTATTTGTATTAACTCTTTTTCTAAAGGATCTGTTTCTTTTTCTAAATTTTGTTTTAATTTTTTTAATTTAATCTCAGCACGTCTAGCATCAAATGATAAAAGCATTAAATTTTCTAAATAAGTATTTTGTTCTCTAACACATTGCCAATATTTTGATGCATTTGTAGGATGTTTAAAATCATTTAATACAGAAAATCTCATTTCTGTTTCAGTTCTAAACTGTTGTTTTTTAGTCCATGTATCTTTTAATTCTAGTTTTAAATCTTTAAAAGACTCGACATCTTCAGGGTCAAGAATGTTATTGAGATTTGGAGTTTCCTTTTCAATTAAAGGAAGTATATTTCGTTTTTCTTTCGTCATTAAAAATACTTATAATCTTAATTAAGATCTATGTAAAGGCAATAACAACTACTCCACTATTTAATTTACCTTTTAATTGTCCACTAGTAGTATTATACCACATTTGTCCATTTTCTGGATTAGCGGGATCTGAAGAAACCACTGGTATTTTTACTCCTCTTAGTTGTATATAAGTTGCCATAATTTATTAACTCGTTGATACTGTTTGTGTTGCAACACCTGGTCCTGCATAATCTTCAGTTGCAGTTGGGTTTGGTTGAAATCTTATTGTTCCAAAAGCATTCATCGCAGATGATGCACTTCCAGAGCCATTTGAAATCTGATCTCTTTTTACAGCTAAAAGAGAAGACTCACTCCAAGCTGATCCATTCCAATCTTCAGTGTTTCTAATTTCAACATCTGAATCAGAATCAGTTGATCCACCCCATATAACTCCAGCGGAGGCGCTAGTGCCTGCGTGACCAAATCTTTGTCTTCCTGTATTTATAGATGGTGCTGATGAAAATGATGAACCATTATAAGTAATAGATGTGGATATAGCTGTTTGTCCTCCTGTTATAAACGTAGAATTTTGTGTTCCAAATCCTCCAGCATAGGTTCTAGTAGATGGCATATCTGGAGATGCTGACCAAGATGAACCATTCCACTCGTAAGCTTCTGCATCATTGTGAGCACCAAAAGAAAAAGCAGAATTGGCTGATACCCCTGTTCCTCCACCATCAAAATATCTTGCACTTCCAGGATAAGCAGTTCCTCCTGACCAAGATGAACCATTATATATTTCTGCCGAGGTAAGACCTCCTCCAGAATAACCACACCATCCAAGAGCAGATGTTTGAATGCCACAAGAACCGGGTGCAGATCTTCCTGTACTCATATCACTTTGTTCACTCCAAGAAGAACCATTGTATTCCTCGGTATTACCAACTCTAGCTGGGCCTGTATCTCCACCAAAACCTAAAGCGGCATTAGTGGCTGCATAACTTGCACCTCCCATGAATCCTCTTCCTGTATTTGTACTATCTCCTGATGACCATGAGCCTTGTTGATATGCTCTAGCTTTTAAAACATTAGATGATGAGTTGTACCAAACATTTCCTTCTTCTAAATTAGAAGGATCAGAACCTATGTATTGAACTAATTGTCCGAATAATTCATTATATTTAGCCATTTATTTTATTCCTCTAATGTTATTGAACCTGGTCTTGTTCTATATAAAATATTATTTATTATTTTTCTTGGATCGTCTTCAGGAAGAGCATCATATTCTGATTGTTTTTGAGCAACTTCTGCATCAACGATTGATTGTGCTTCAGCTAAAGTTTTACTCGTTGCAGATACTTTGTTCATCCACATTGTAGAAAACTTGTAATTTGCAGGTATTTTCCAAAGATTACCAGGAAAACTTTCTGGTTTTAATCTTCTGCAATCTCCTTTTTCTATAAAACCTTTTCCAGTGTTAGTAGCAACGCAATATTGATAATCCGCCATATTTACTCCTATTCTGTTTGTAGAGTAACAACTCCTGAATTAGTTACAAGTTTAAAAGCATCAGCAGATGAATCATAAAAAATTTCACCTTCAATCGCTCCAGAAGTTCCTGCGATACTATCTACTTCTGCTCCGTGTATTTCTCTGTATTCAGCCATTATTTATTCTTTAACAACCAACCCTGAGTGCTGTCTGTAAACACTAAAGTGTTAGCTGCCCTTTCCGTTGAAACTGTTAAATCTGCTGTAGCTCCAGCTATTTTTGATCCGTTTCTTCCAATCGTTAAATTATTAGAATCAAATGTTCCTGCATAATCAACAAAAGAAACTTCATCACCGATTGATGGTGAAGCAGGTAAAGTTAAAGTCCATGCTCCACTAGTTGTATTTGCAAAAACACCTTCACCAGCTGAAGCGGTATAATTTCCTGTCTTAACTGCTTGCCAATCAGTGCCACCCGATACTGCTGCGAATGATAAAGTACCTGATCCATTTGTTTTTAAGAATGTGTCTGCTGATCCATCAGCATTTGGAAAAGTTAATCCATCAAGAACAATGTTTCCTGAACCGTTTGGTGTAATAGTAATATTACCATTAGCAGCATCTACGATTGTAATTACTCCAGAATCAGTGCCATTATTTGTGCTTAATGCTAAATTTCCAGTTCCATTTGTAGTAATAGTTGCATCAGCATTGCTGTCTCCAACTACTAATGTATCAGCAGCGGCTACAACATCTCCTGTACCATTTGGTTGAAGAGTTATGTTATTGTTAGCGCCATCAGTGATTGTTATCGTACCTGAATTGGTTCCTGAATTTGTACTTAAAACTAGGTCCTCTGTCCCACCAGTTGTTATTGTTAGTGCTCCAGCACCGTTTGAACTTAATGTAGCTGCTGCACCAGAGTCTCCGACTTTTACTGTATCACCTGCAAGAACAACATCTCCAGTTCCTTTTGGAGTTATATTAATATCAATATTTGAATCACCACCAGTAGATGAAAGAGTTGGTCCAGCGCCTGTTGCAGCGTTTGCTATTGTAAATTCGTTAACTGCTGAACTTGTAGCTGTAAGTAAAGCTAATTCATTTCCGTTAGTGTCTAAAATCGAAGTTCCAATTTTAGGTGAAGTTAAAGTTTTGTTTGTTAAAGTATCTGTCGATGATGCAGTTATAAATCCTGTATCATCAATGTCTGGATTAGTGCCATCGTTCGCTGTAGCATAAACCATTTTTACTGCACCTGGAGCAAGAGTTATACTGTCTCCTGATCCTGACACATATTTAAATACTACGTTTTGTGATCCACTTGTTGAATTTTTTAATACATAAAAAGTTTGAACATCTAATGGTATTGTGACATTTCTTGATGCTGAAATTGTTCCAGTAAATTCTATTACTCTGTGTGCAAGAGTTGCACCAGTTGATCCATCTGAAACTGATAGTGTTGTATCTCCAGAATCTGATACTGCTTGTGTAGTAAACCCACCAGTAATTTGTTCTATGAGTTGTAAATTAGTATTAGTTTTAGTCCCCCATGTACCAGCGTTTTCACCAGTTGCCTGAAGTTCAACCCCTAAAGGTGTGTATGTAGATGCCATAAATTTTTATCTCCTATGCAGCGTCAGTATAACTTGTATTTGATCCAGTTGCAACATCTGAATACGTATCATTCGAGCCTGTTGAAACATTACTATAGCTCGAATTTGAACCAGTGTCAATATTTGCGTAAGCTTGTATTCCTAATAATCCTACTGTTGATGTAAGTTCATCCGTAACTAAACCTTGAACTACGTCTGTTATGGTAAAAGAACCTACACTAAAAGTGCTTGATACACCTGTTAAACCTACCACATCTGCTGGTGAAATAGATCCTATAGATGTTGATGCAGATACACCTGATACATTTATTAATTCTACACTTCCAATATCAAGACTTCCAACACTAGATGTAGCTTCAACACCAGTTATTTCTGCTGGACCAAATTCTAATCCAGGAGTTCCTAAACCAGAATTTGAGGCTATTCCTGTTATTGGTTCAGTGCTTACACCAAAAGCTAAACCTAAAATTCCTTCATCTGTTGTAGCTGCTTGTCCAGTTAAACTAATTGTTGGACTAATTACAAAACTTAAACTTCCAATACTTGTAGTAGCTACTTGACTTGATAATTCATATGCAAATTCTAACGTAGGTGTTCCAACACTTGCAGTTGCATCTTGACCTACTAAAGGAATAACTTGATTAGGTGATTCACCCCAACTTAAATCACCCCATTCATCTCTACCCCAACCAACTAAAGTTCCTGTGTAAGATAAAGTGGGTGTTGCAAAATCTGATTGTACACCTGTTATAGGAACACCTATCTCTGCATCTATATCAAGACTTCCTACACTCGTTGTCATGGAGTGGTTTGCACCAACCATCTCTAAAAGATATGCAACCCCCATAGTAATAGATCCAGGTGAAGCTGTTGCTTCTAACCCTGTTATAGATACGGTTTCATCTGCCCCTTCACCCCAATCAGCATCATTCCAAGCTAGTCTTCCCCAACCTGTTTCATTAAAAGATTCTAGAGTTCCTAAAGAAGAAGTTAATCCAAATCCTGTTAGACTTACTTCACTGTTTATTGATATAGATCCTAAACTTGCTGTTAGTTGTGATTCAGTTGGTTGTATTATTTGACCATTAAATATAGTGGAAGATCCAAGAGATGTTGTAACTGATTGACCTGAAATAACAGGGGAGATGACATCATCTTGCCATTCGTTTGACCCCCAAGTGTTAGTACCCCAGGTAGATGCCATAAGGATTTCCTCCTTACGCTATACGAATAATTGCGTTACTTGCGTCTGCTGTTGGAAATTGAATTGTGAATGTTCCACTTGATACTGTTTTGTCACCACCAAAAGCGATAACAGCAACAGCTTTATCAGATTGATCGTCGTTGTAAATTAATGCACCATTAGCTGTGAAAGAAGCAGAAGTGTAACTTACATCTGCAAAATCACAAAACGCAGTTGTTCCAGATGTAGTTGGCGTAACGCTTGTTAATGTTGCACCACCTGCAGAGTATGCAGATCCAGACGTGTTAGATATTTCATTTGAAGTTGAATAAGCTGTAGTACCAGCACCTAAAGACGCAGAACTTGTATATAAAGCTATTTTAAAAGTGTCGCCACTAGATGCAGTAAAGTTGTGTGTACCCACTAAAATTTCTTGTTTAAAACTTGTACAAATTGCCGATGATATTGCCATAATTTATTCTCCTAAGGGTTTGCTGAGGTAATTGGTATTCGAACAGCGCCATCTGTATAGTCGTCTCTTCGTCTTCTACCTATTTGCTCTGCAGCAAACTTCTGTACCTCTTGTTTATACTTATTTTCATATAGTGTCAACATATCAATTGGACCTTTTAAAAATCCATATGCTTCTGACAGGCAACAATACAATAGTCCATTTGGAAAGTTTAAACTAATATAATTAGTGCCATTTGTTCCTTCTAATAATGCGGGAGCTACATTATAGTGAACTCTAAATTTATAGGTAGTATCAGGAACAGGGGCAAACATCATTCTTCCAGATGTAGTGTCTGACTCTCCTGTTGCGCCTCCAAACATAGCGTAATATTTTGGTTTTCCTCTTTTTGAAGATTCAGTTGAAGATATATATTCTTGTAAATATGAAACATCTTTTTTTTCTAAAAATGTATTTGCTCCTGTTGTAGCAGATGTTGAATCATAAACTTGTATAGCTCTTATAAAAACAGCACCTGCCGGAGCATTAATTGTTTCTTGTCCTGTAACTAAATTACCTGTCTGTTGTTTTCTATCAGCATCAATTGGTACATCTCTAAAAATTCTATATTGTGCATTTAAAATAATGTTTTCTAAAACAGAATCTGATAAAACATTAGAATCTGTTTCAGTGTAACTTCTAATTTGCGTTTTTAATCCTGATGCACTTAATCCAGCCATTATTTCGCTCCTGCCAGTTCCCTACATTTAGGGCAACGATGTTTATATTTATTGTGTTCATCACAATAACCTTTTACCTCTTCATATAAAACAAGATGTGGATCTTGTTTTTCAGGTTTAAATTTATTTTTTATCCAGTTCCAAATTTTACTAATCATGCTTCTATTGTTACGGGTCCAACAGAACAACCGTAACCTCCTCCTTTTATACCACCACTTGTAGCAGTATCTGTATCAACTGTAAAATGAAAATAATTAGATGTAGAATAATCTGTTGTTACTCGTGCATCATTTTTATATAGTCCAGTTGTAATAGCGTAACCTGCTGATTTTGCAATATTAGCACCTGTAATTCCATCAAAATTTTCAGGATTAGAATATTGAAAAACATTTCCACCTGCAGAAATTGTTGGTGGACCTCTAAATCTATATGTTGTCCCATTAACTAAACCATGACCTGGAGAAAAAACATTTATAATTCTAGAACCTGCTTCGTATGTTTCAAATCCATTATCTGGTATTCTAACAGTAGTAGCTGGTTCAGTTCTATCTGTTCTAGTATTTAATAATGCAATTGCATCAGCACCATTTGGTTTAGGTTCTAATTGTGGTTGTTTAGGCTCATATTCTGTAAAATGAACAAAAGAACCATTCCATTCTCTAACCATTTCTTTATATGGAAATTCCATACCCGACCTATCGGATATTGCTTTTGCGTATTTACCTGTTGCGTACTTTCCCATTATGTTCCTGGATAATAAGTTTTAGGTGTTATGTAAGTGCTAGATGCAGAACCATCTTCTGCTAACGCTCTTGCTAGTTCATCTTCATAATAAAGTTTCATAGCTTGCACCATTTGTGGTTGATATTTTTGTGCAAGATAAAATGCTAAACCTGATACCATACAAGGTACAAATCTAAATGGTACATCAGTTGCATTTGTGTAGTCTCCTATATCTTGAATTCTTTTTATGTAATAAAAATGCATATCTTTAGATGCATTAGTAGAATCAGGTGTTGGATAAACGCTAATACTTACATGATCTATAAATCTTTGAACCCAATATTGATTAGGTGTACCTTTAGAAAGTTTATTTGAAAAACCAGCATAAGTTGATCTATCAACTTTAGTCATAGGACTATCTGATTGAGTTGTTTGTGTTCTGTTAGCTCTTAATTGTGCCTCAAGAACATCTGATATTCCATACACACCATTTGGTGTAGAAGTAGCACTTGTGCCATCACCACTTGATCTAAAAAATTTATATTCTGCTTGTCCTTCGATTAAATCAAGATTAAGTTCTCCTATTTCCCAATAGTGAATACCTCTATTACCCCATTCTTGAAATAAGATATTAAGAGATCTTCGGGCTGACTTCATTTGATAGCCAGCCACAGAATTTAATCCAATACGTTCAAAAGCCTCTTCTATGATTTCATCAATAGCAAAAGTTTTATCGAACGTTGCTGTTCCCGAAGTAGTATTAGCCATTTAAACTCCTACGATTCGTAAACTTTAATCCATTCACAAACGATTGTACCTGTATCTCCATCAGAGCAAGCTGGTAAAACGACATTTACATCGCCAGTGAAT